ATGGGGCATTTAGAGGGGGGCGTCTTGGCTAGAACGGCGAAGGGTGAGGCTGTGGGGAAGCGGGTGGTTGTGCGCAAGGGGAAGGTGCGGGCGGCGGCCGAGAAGGGCGGGCTGTCGCCTGCGGCGGCTGAGGCGGAGGGTGTGGCGAAGCCGCGTGAGCGGGCGCCGTCGGCTGTTGAAGTAGCGGCGGGACGGGCAGGTGCCATGGGGGATGGGAGCCTGGCGGGGTTGGCGATGGTCGAGACGGGAGGCTTGTCGCCGCTGGCCTATCTGCTGAGGGTGATGCGGGACGAGACTGAGACGCCGGCGCGGCGGATGGATGCGGCGAAGACGGCGGCGCCGTTCGTGCATCCGAAGCTGGCGACGATGGATGTGCAGTCGGCGGGGCTGGACCGGATGGGGGATGCGCTGGCGGAGTTGATCGAGCGGGCGCAGGGGGATGGAGGCGGCGTGGGCGGGTTGCTGGGGCGTTGAGATGAAGTGTCGGAGCCTGGGCAAGGCGATGCCTGATGTTTCGGTTGAGGCGGCGACGGCGGATGGTGAGGGCGGTGATGGTGCGGCGGCAGTAGCCGGCGATGTGGGGTGCGGGGCGACTGCCGAGGTGCGGGCGGAGGTGGGGCGCGATGCACCATCCGATGCGGCGCTCGATGCGGCGCTGGCGGTGCTGGGGGAGAAGTTACTGGACCGCAGCTGGCGGCTGAGCAATCTGTATTACGTGACGGACAAGAGCGGGGAGCGGGTGCGGTTTGTGCCGAACTGGGCGCAGCTGCGGCTGTTCGATTCGCTGGCGCACCGCAATGTGGATCTGAAGGTGCGACAGTTGGGGGTCACGACCGGGTATTGCATCCTGTGGCTGGATGCGGTCCTTTTCAATCGCAACCTGCGTGTGGGGATTGTGGCGCACACGAAGGACGATGCGATGATCATTTTCCGCGACAAGATCCAGTTCGCTTACGACAATCTGCCGGAGGAGATCCGGGCGGCGGTCTTTGCGCGCAAGCGGGATGCGCACGAGATCCTGCTGAACAACGGCAGCAGTATCCGGGTGGGGGTGACGTTCCGGTCCGGCACGGTACAGGTGCTGCATGTGACGGAGTACGGGTATATCTGCCAGCGGCAGCTGCAGCGGGCGGACGAGATCAAGACGGGCGCTTTCCAGGCGGTGCCGGCGGACGGGATCATCGTGGTGGAGTCGACGGCGAAGGGGCGGGCGGGACATTTCTACGAGTTGTGCCAGGGGGCGCAGAAGGGGAATGACTGGCGCTTCCGTTTTTTGCCGTGGTACCTGGAGCCGAGTTATGCGCTCTCGCCGGAGCGGGCGATCGAGTACAAGCATGAAACGGAGTATCTGGACAAACTGGAAGGGGTGATCGGACAGGAGCTGACGGCGGAGCAGCGGCAGTGGTGGTGCGGGAAGCACCGCGAGCTGGGCAGCGACATGTTTGCGGAGTATGGGTGGTTTGATTCTTTATTTCATTCGCCGCTGGTAGCGGCGTTCATCCTGGTTTTCGAATCGGGAATCAATTGGGCGGCTGCTGCCGCCGTGTGATCGAGGGGCTGGCATTTTGCCGGCCCCTTTTTATTTGGAGCCGAATGATGCCTAACGTGTTGACTCATCCGCGGGCGCCGACGCCGCAGGCGGCGCCCGCCGTGACGCCGAAGTATCTAGTCCGCAATGACGGGATGGTGACGGTGTATACGCCGGTGCTGGCGAAGTTGCCGAACTTCACGCCGGTGGAGACTTTGCCGGCGGCGCATGTGCTGGCGAGCGAGCTGGCGGCGCAGCGGGATGCGCTGACGCGGGAGGCGCGGGAGGCGCATCAGGCGCGGATGGAGGCGGCGGAAGCGGCATTGCGGGACCGGATGGAGGCGGCGGTGACGCAGGTGGGCGGGGTGTCGGTGGTGACAGGGCCGACGGCAACTCTCGCGCCGGGTACGGGGCCTGCGGCGGTGGCGGAGCCGGCTGTGGCGAGTGCGGAGCCGGCTGTGGCGAGTGCGGAGCGCGCGGTGGCAGCGGGGGCATCTGGTGCCATTGCGAGAGGTCAGCCTGCCGCAGTGGCGCCGGAGGCGAAGGTACAGGCGTCTGCGGTGACGCAGCCGCAAGCGCCGGGGGTGCTGCGCGCGCAGGCACCAGTCCAGGCGAGGGCAGCGGCAGCAGTGGTGGCTGCGCCGGTGACGGCGCAGGAGATCGGTGCGGCGGATAAGGCGGGGCTGAAGGAGTTTTTCGCGCAGCAGGGGGTGAAGGCGGATTTGCGCCGGCCGGTGGAGGAGCTGCGGGCGCTGGCGCATGAGGTGGCGCGCAAAGGGCGCGCAGGGTCGGCGTGATGCAGGCGGGGGTGGTGATTGCACGGGCGCGGGCGACGTTGCTGGACCCGTCCGGGGTGTATTGGCCGGATGCGGAGCTGTACGACTATCTGTCGGCGGCGCAGACGGCGGTGGTGAACCTGAAGCCGGATGCGTATGCGGTGACAGCGTTCATGACGCTGGCGGCTGGGGTGCTGCAAGTGATTCCGGCGGATGGTTCGCAGTTGCTGGATGTGACGCGCAACGCGGACGGGACTTCGATCCGGCAGATCGATCGCAATACCTTGAGCCATGCCAGCCAGTCCTGGGCGGGGACGGCGCCGCAGTCCGATGTACTGCATTACATGCCGGATCCGCGCAATCCGCTGCGCTTCCATGTGTTTCCGCCGAGCGACGGAACGTCGAGTGTGGAGATCGTATATGCGGGGATGCCGCCACGGGTGGCGCAGACGGGGGACAGCTTGTCGCTGCCGGATGTGTATGAGTCGGCGCTGCATGCGTATGTGTGCGCGCTGGCGTTTGCAAAAAATACGGATCGTGGCGACCTGGCGAAGTATCAGGGGTTCATGGGGCAGTTCTTTCAGCTGGTGAGCGGCAGGTCGCAAGGGCAGTTTGCCGAGGCGCCGCCGGGGGCGAGTTGAGGGGCTTTTGATTGAGGGCTTGCTTGGGTGGCGCGGCCCTCTCCCGGCCCCGCGGGCCATCCTCTCCCGCGGGCGGGAGAGGGGGTTGTGGTGCGCTGTGGCGGGGCGGTGCAGTTTGTTGGGTGTGCGCGATTGATGCGCTTCCCCCGGATCGAGTCCGGGGTCAGCTCATCCGTTGGGGGATCAGTTTACGTTGATTTTAGGGGCGAACGATGCCGATTGCGGTGACGGATTTGTTGGCGCGGGTCAGCAAGACTTTGTATGACGAGACGAATGTGGTGTATGCGCAGCAGGAGTTGCTGGATCACCTGAATGCGGCGGTGGCGGAGATCGTGCAGCTGGACACGAAGGCGTACATGGTGAATGCGCCGCTGCAGTGTGTGCCGGGGACATTGCAGAGCTTGCCGGGGGACGCGGTGGCGCTGGTGGATGTGCGCTACAACTGCGACGACAGCGGTAGCCCGGGGCGGGCGATCACGGCGGTGGGGGTGGAGCAGCTGCAGGCGGCACGGCCGGACTGGCATGAGTCGCCGCCGGCCATGGTGACGCGGCATTACGCGGCGGATGTGCGCGATCCGAAGCGCTTCTATGTGTGGCCGCCGCAACCCGATCCGGCCGGTTATGTGATGGCGGTGTATCAGGGAGTGCCGGATGACGCGGCGCTGACGGACATCTTTCCGCTGCCCGATCTCTATGGGGAGGCGGCGTACCTGTTTGTGATCTATCACGTGCTGCTGCGGCGCGACCATGGGGCTGATCCGCAGCGGGCGATGCTGTTTTACCGGATGTTCATGACGGAGCTGGATCAGGACGTGAAGAACATCAGCACCATTCAAGCGGGGAAGCCTGATGTGTGACGTACAGGATTTGTATCCGGAGATCCGGCGCGCGGTGAAGGGCTGCCCGGAGCCGAGCTTGCAGGATGCGCTGGTGCGCGCGGCGCGGACGTTTTGTTCGGAGAGCTGGATTTTGCGGCGGGTGCAGGGGTTTACCACGGTGGCGGGGCAGCAGCAGTACGTTGTGCAGGCGCCGGCCAACGAGGAGGCGATCGCGCTGAAGCACGCGCAGATCCAGGAGCTGGCGCCGGGGACGGCGGTACATCCACTGCGCTTTGTCTATCCGACGCTGGTGAATCCGAACATCGGGCCGCGGCGGCCGACTGGAATCTGTTTCGTGCCATATGCCGGGGTGGCGCTGGTACCGGCGCCGGACAATGCTTATCCGGTGCAGTTGGAGCTGGTGACGCAGCCGGTGGCGGGGACGATGCAGCTGCCGGATGAGCTGGCGGTGCGTTATGACCGCGCGCTGGGGTATGGGGCGCTGGAGTGGATCCTGCGCATGCAGGGCGATCCCTGGTTCAATCCACAGGCGGCGGACGAGTACGCGCTGCTGTTCAACCAGGAGATCGTCAAGGCGCGGGGGGAGGCGGCGTTCGATTTCACGCCGAATCAGCGGCAGTGGATCGGCGCCGGCTTTGCGAGGCGCGCATGAGCACCCTGGGCAACGCGTGGGGAGGGCAGGCGGGGTTCGTGGAGCAGGTGGGCAATCCGCCCGCTTTCACGCTGCTGCTGGCGCGCAATGGCGCGAGCATTTCCGTGACCTGGACGCCGCAGCCAGGTGCGACCAGCTACGCGCTGTATTGCGGGCGGTCGCCGGTGAGCCTGGTGGAGATGGAGCCGTCGCTGCAGGTGACGTCGATCGAGATCACAGGGTTGGATGCGGGTCTGGATTATTTTGTGCAGGTGGTGGCGCGCATTGCGCCGGGCCGGAGCGTGGCGAGTGCCGTGACTTACACCGGCGGGCATCCGCTGCTGACGCTGGCTTCGGTGGGGGACGGAACCGCCGGATTGAGCTGGACGGCGGTGGCTGGCGTGAGCCACTACAACATTTACCAGGGCACGGCGCCGGGCAGCGAGAATTTCGCCAATCCGTTACAGGTGCCAGGCACGTCGACGACGGTAACGGGGTTGATCGACGGTCTGACTTATTATTTCGTGGTGACGGCGGTGACGGGGACATTCGAAAGTCCGCCGTCGAACGAGGTGAGTGGGACGCCGTTCATCGCGGCACCGCAGGGTGTTGCGGCGCAGGGCTGCAGCGGCGATATCGCGATGTCCTGGGAGGCGGTTGCCGGCGCCGCGGGCTACAACGTTTATCTCGGCACTACGCCGGGTGGGGAATCCACCAGTCCGGCGGTGTCCGGCGTGACCTCGCTTTCCACGACCGTGCCGGATCTCGTCAACGGGACGGAGTATTACCTGACTGTAAAGACGGTTCCGGCCGGCGGCGGCCTGTCCGCGGCATCGGCGGAGGTGAATGCGACGCCGGCCTTGCTGGGCAGCGCTTCGTCCCTGACGGCGACGCCGCAGCCTCTGGGCAACAGCATTCTCCTGTCGTGGACGGCCGGGTCGAACGCTTCGGCTTACAACATCCTGCGCGGGACGGTGTCCGGGGCGGAGACGCCGCTGGCGATTGGTGTCACCGGCACCAGCTACAGCGATACGACGGCGGCCGTCGGGGTTCTGTATTACTACGAGGTGCTGGCGGTGAACGGCTGCGGCCAGGTGGCCGCCGCATCGAATGAGTCCAGCGCGTCGCTGAGCGAGTACATGGCTGCCGTTCTGGCGGATAACCCGCTGGTTTATTTGCCGCTGAATGAGACCAGCGGATCGGGCGTGGCGCTCAACCTTGGAAGCCTGGATGTGCTCGGCAATTTTTCCGCGAACGGTAACGTCGGTTTTGGTGCGCCGACGATCCTGAGCGATGGATACCCGACGACCGCCGCCGCATTCACGGGGGACCGTGACTATGACGGCGGCTCGTTCCTGGAATGCATCAACGAGGCTCTTGGAACATTGTCTCCGCCTTTTGCACTGGAGTGTTGGGTCAGTAGTGGCGGCGAAGGACAGTTGTGGTCGGTGACGCAGAAGCAAACGGATGGGCAGCAGCAGACGGACAACGGATTGTCCATGGCATCGGGCGCCAATTTCTTCGCGACTACCGTATCCATAGGTGCCGGCTACAGCGGCGGAAATGCCTACAGCACGGTCGATGGCTGCGCCAACTCCGGGCCTCGGCTCTTTGTCACTTTCTCCATGCCAACGGCAGGCAATATTCTGTTTGGAGTCAACGGCTGCAATCAGTTCAGTGGCGCTTCCGGGCAGGCGCTGGAAGCCGGGAACGGTTTGTGGTTCGGCAAAACCTATGATGGCGGGACATTCGATTTCAACTGGCTGAACGCGACCGCCCAGCACCTGGCGGTATACAACACCAATATCGACATCTCCAGGCACGCTACCAAGTACGGCATCGGGATTGGTGGCGGCAACGGTTTTACCCAGGCGCAGAACATCAACTGCATGGGTAATTTCTCGCTGTCCAATCAGAATCGAACGGCCACCAAGTCGGTCCTCGGCAGTTTTCCCTTTGCCTATATGAAGTCCTTGTTTTCGATTCCGGCTGCGCTTGCCTATGCGGAGGTGGCATGCACGGCATCCGGTGGTAGCAGCTTCAATGGGTTCTCGGCTGGCATGACGCAGCTCTATTACAGCGACACCGAGCATCCGCTGGGTTCCGACGATGGCAATGCCATCGGCTATACGAGCAGCGGCAATTTGTATGTGGCCGGTGCGCCGGCCATCGGTGGGTTCCCGGCGCTAGTTGCGGGCGATGTGACGAACTGGTGGATCGACAACGTGGCGGGTCAGGCCTGGATCGGGAAAAACAATGTTCCGCTCACGGGCGATCCGCAGGCCGGCGTTGCCCCGACCTTTACCTTCACGCCCGGAGCCAATCTCTGGTACATGGCGACCGCCCTGGCGGATGTGGGAGATGCTGCCACGCTGAATCTGAATACCACCAGCCTGGTCTATCCCTCGCAGGGCCGCTTCAGCCCGATGCTGCCATGAAGCTCCTGGTCAGCGACAATTTCAAGGGGATGGCGCCGATCGTCAGCAATCGGCTGTTGCCGCCGGGCTTTGCTTCGTTGGCGGTCAACGCCAAGCTGGTCAGCGGCGACCTCGATTCCTATGGCGATATCGGCAATCCTTTCCAGCTGGCGAAGGATCCGGTGATCAATGCGATCTGGCTGATGGCCGGGCCGGCGCCGGATTTCTGGCTGCAATTCACCGGCACGGGTGGCGATCTGGCCTATGGCGCTAACGTCGACGTTGCCCTGGGAACGATTCCCGGTGACTCTACTTACCGCAGCTTCATCACGGGACTGGAAGGCGGCCCACAGCAGACGAATCTGTTCTATGCCACGGACCCTTCGCAGCAGGGCGGCAACCCGGCCGGGTCTTATCCGTATGTGATGTTTCCGCTGGGTATCGCTTCACCGGCGGGGCCGCCGGTGGTGGTGGCTCCGGCGCAGCCGGCCGGACCGACGACGCAGTATCAGTTTGCGCAGGAGGCGAGCGTCAATAATGTCACGGTGGTTTCCGGCGGCGGGGGCAGCGGTTTTGTGGTCGGCGACATGCCTTATGTCGGCACGGGCACGCTGGCCAACGGCTTCACCCAGGCCGCGGGTGCGGCGCAGGTTTCTGTGACCAGTGTGGATGCATCGGGTGCGATTACCGGGTTGTCGCTGCTGGCGCCGGGCGTGTACCAGCTCAATGCCGGGCCGGGCAGCACTACGATCGACCAGGCGGGTCTGAGCCTGCCGGCCGCCACGGTTACGGTCGCTTCGACGGCGATGCTGCCGGCGGCGGGCAGTTTCATGGTGGAATCCAGCGGCGGCAATCAGACGGTTTCCTATACGGGAATTTCCGGCAATACGTTCACGGGATGTTCCGGCGGGTCCGGCTCGGTGGCGAATGGTGCGGCGGTGCAGGCGCAGAGCGCCATCGTGCCGCTGAGCGGGGGCAGCGGCACAGGGGCGACGGTCAGCGTGCAGTGCGAGCACTGCAGTTTCAATGGCTTCGGCACTTATTCGACCAGCGCCGGGGGCTATTACATCAGCTGGAGTGTGCAGAACGGTCAGTATTGGGAGGTATCCAGTGGCCAGGGTGATGTGACGGCAGCGTATTCGGAAACCAGTTTCGGTCTCAAGGCGGCTAGCGGCTTCACCTATCAGATGGATGCGCGGGATAACCAGGCGGCTTCCGGCGGCGTGCCGACGGATCTGGTGATGTATCTGTGCGGGACCTATAGCGGCTCCACTGCGATCAATGGACCGGTGGTCATCCTGAGCGACAGCGACGGGACGTTTACGCTGTACAGCGCGTTTTCGGGTACCAATGGTGGCGCGGTCAGCGGTACGGTGGTCAGCCAGGACAGCGGACTGTCGATCAGCGGCAATACCTGGTACCGGATCAAGGCGGTGTGCACCGCGCAGACGGCTTCGACCACGCCTGGGTTCAGCGTGGTTGCTACGCTGGCGCTGCAATCCGATCCCGGGACTGTGCTATCGACACTGACCGGCTTCATTCCGTATATCGGCGAGAGCCTGGGTGTAGGCACCAACCATCGCGGCAACCACGACGACGGTAACGACGGCGATTTCGAGAATGTAGTCGTTTCGGTGTCGCAGCCGGCGAGCGCCGTGAGTTCCGAGGCCGTCAGCTATGTCTACACCTATGTCACCACCAAGGGCAGCGGGGACAACGCGATCACGGAGGAGTCCGGGCCCAGCGATCCCAGCCAGACGGTGGTGATCTACTTCGATACCAGCACCAATCCGGTGACGTTGGCGCCGGTGAGCGGCTCCATTCCGGCATGCCCGGCCGGGCAGGACATCAGTGCCTACAACCTGTATCGCCTGGTGAGTGTGTCCGGCGGGTCGGAAGTGTACGAGCTGGATCAGACCTTGACCGCCAGTTCCTCGGCGGCGGTGCCGTGGACGGATACCGTACTCGACGAGGACCTGGGCGATGCGCTGCCGTCGACCGACTGGGGGCCGCCGCCAGCGGATATGCAGGGGATCCTGGCCTTGCCCAACGGCATCATGGCGGGGTTCTTCGCCAATACGCTGTGCCTGTCGGCGCAGAACTATCCCTTCGCCTGGCCGGTGGACAATCAGTTGCCGACGGATACGCCGATCGTGGCGATCGCGGCGATCGACAGCACGGTGCTGGTGCTGACGCAGGCACATCCGTATACGGCCTGGGGCAGCGATCCTTCCGCCTATAGCATGAGCAAGGAGACGGCGAACCAGGGCTGCGTGTCCAAGCGCAGCGCGGCGACGCACAAGCGGCTCGGTGTGGTTTACGCCAGCGGCAATGGGCTGTGCTACTACCGTGGGCAGGGTGATCTGGACCTGATACGCATGCCGGGCGGCGATCCTTATTTCAGTGTGGAGCAGTGGCAGGCGCTGAATCCGGCTTCGATCCTGGGCGTGGTGCACGACGACAAGTACTGGTTCTGGTACGAGACGGTTGGCGGCGCCATGGGCGGTTATGTGCTGGATCTGTCGCCGGCCGGCTTCGGCCTGGTGGCGCTGGATTTCCATGTCACGGCGGCATATGTCGATGCAAGCACGGACACTTTGTATTTCACGCCGGATTTCAGCGTGTATCCGATCAATGGCGCGGTGGTAGGGGCGGCGCTCAATGTGCTGTCGCAATGGGAGGGTGGTAGCGGCCTGCGCACGCGAACCTGGGAGCGCGACCATTTCCTGCTGCCGCGGCCGGGGTGCTTCTCGATGGCACGGGTACGCGGCGAGGACTATGCGAGCCTGCAATTGACGGTGAGTTGCGAGAACGGCACGGCCTTCGACGGCGCGGTGACGGGGCCTGGGCCGTTCGTGATGGCGCCGGTGGTAGGGGTGCGCTGGAGCGTGGCGCTGGGTGGGGCGTCGACGGTGAACACGGTGGAGTTGGTGGAGCGCTGCGAGGAGTTGGGGGCTTGATCCGCCTGGATATCGATGCGGTATGGGAGGACTTCTCAAGACTGGCGGGGCCGGCGATGGCGGATGAGGACGATGGTCCGGAGGACATTCGCCGCGCCTGCAAGGCCGATCAGGCTTGGCTGTTCGGCAACGAGGAATGTTATCTGGTGTTGCAGTACCAGCTGCGTCCGGCAACGGCGCGGATGCAGTTGCTGGTGTGGCTGGCGGTGTCGCGTGGGGCGCGGGGGTGCATTGCCCGTAATCTGCAATTTGTCGAGGACATGGCGCGGCGGCTGGGCGCGAGCCGGCTGCTGTTCAAGACTCGGCGCAAGGGTTTCGACCGGGCCATGCCGCGAGGCTGGACGGCCGATCACATCATCTGGACTAGAGAGTTGTTGGGGGAGTTGTCAAGGGAGTTGGCGGATGGCTAAGGGCAATGTGGATACGTCGCCGGCGATGGCGGACTACGAGAGTGCGATGCAGCAAAGCGCTTCGCGTTCGGTGAATTTCTGGATGCCGGTGCAGCAGTATTTCGCGCGCAGCCTTAACCGGAATCAGCCGGGATTGGAGGAGGGCGCGCGCGGGATGGCGGCTGCGGGTGCGCGCACGGCTGGCGGAGCGGCTACGCAGCAAGCGCTGGCGGGAGATGCGGCACGCGGGCGCAGTGCAGGGTCCGGCGCGTTTCTGGGTGACATGCAGCGCGGCGGCAATACCACGGCGCAGGCGTCCGGAATGGGTATGGCCGATGCGACCAGTCGCATGGAGCGGCAATGGGTGGGCGGCATGCAGGATGTGATCGGCATGGGGCAGTCGGATCAGGCCAGCGCGCAGCAGGGGCTGCAGGACGCGGCGAACCTGGAGCAGGCCTACGAGCAGGCGCGCTCGCAGTATTTCAATAATTCGATGGCAGGCATCGAGCAGGCGGCGAGCCAGCTGGTCAGCTCGGGTGCAGGCGCCATGAACGGCATGGGAGGTAGCTGATGGCATTTCTTGGATTGGGGCTGGGGCCGAATGTGCAGTTCGACTCGTATACGCAGAGCCTGGCCAACCTGTCGCAGTTGCAATGGAACCAGGCGACACAGGGCTTCTATCCGTACCAGAACCAGATGGTGCAGTACGCGGAGGATCCCAATTACATCGCGACCCAGCGTGCGCAGGCGCAGGGCGGTGCGGATGCGGCGGTGAATGCGCAGCAGGCGGGGCAAGCGCGGCAGCTGGCGCTGATGGGAGTGAATCCGACGGCGCCACAGGCGGCGGCGCTGGCGAAATCCAATGCGCTGGGGAAAGCTCAGGCGGAGGCCGGGGCGATGAATGCCGCGACGCAGGGCGCTTACGCCAATCAGCAGGCTGCACTGAGGGGAGTCTGAGATGGCGGGACTACTGAGCGATTCGATCAATGCCGATCAGTCCGGCCTGCGCGGCATGGCCAGCGCAGCGGGGATGAAGACCGGGCTGATTCTGCAGAACGACCAGATCAATGCGCAGCACGAGGCGGGCAAGTTCACGCTGGCGGGGCAGGTGATCGGCGCGGCCATCGGCAGTATCTGGGGGCAGTCGGGCGCTGGCGCGGCGATCGGCAAGCAGGAGGGGGCCAAGTGGGGCGGGATTATCAGCGGTACTGGGCCTTCGACGGGGGGCAGTGATGCGGCGGGGAGTGGTGAGTCAATGTTGTTTGGATCGTTGTTGAATCACTTGAGTCAGAGGTCGGCGAGCAAGCCGGCGCCTGCCGCCGCTCCCGCTCCCGCGCCTAGCACTGGTGGCGTGTCTTACGGCTACAACGGATTCAGCTACAGCGATGGTTCCCCGGCTACCATGGATCTGGTGGACCGCAGTCGCCCGATGGACGGTGTCAATGGCTATGCCGGGCCGGACGCCGTTTCCGCGGGCGATATGGGGGGCGATGTCGGTGGTGATATCGGCGGCGGGATCGGCGGAGATGCGGGATTGGGTGATATCGGCGCGGCGGCGACGGAGGTTGCGTGATGGCTGAAGTATTCCACGGCGGCTTGCATGCTGGCGTACATCACGCCTATGAGGACGCGACCACGGGACGACATCAGCGGTTTCGGGAGCAGATGGCTTTTCTGGCGAATCAACGTGCCGGGGCGGGCCGGCGTTGGCAGGGGACGCGGCAGCGCTTGCAGGCGCTGGATCAAGCGGAGCAGATCGAGCGCCGGCAGGCGGCGGCCGATCCGCGCTTCGGTGTCGATCCGCGAGTGACGCGACAGCATATTGCTCATCGCAATGCGGTCAATGCGGCGCGGCTGAACGAGTATGGCAAGTTCGCCGCGCCCGAGTTGCAGCAGTGGGACGATGCGGCGGGGCGCACCGCAGGGGAACTGCATCAGGGGCGGCGCTCGTTCGCGCAGGTGGTGCCGGGCGACCTGGCGGCGGCGATTGCGCATGCCACGAATCTCGATCCGCGGGAGTTGCAGCCGGGATCGGAGATGGTGCACGCGGCGGAGGCGGTGGTGAGGGCGGCGCAGTCGGGGGATACGGCGGCGGCGCTGCCGGCGGTGAACCAGCTTTATCGCCGGGTGCTGGCGGGGCATGTGGGGCAGCATCTGCACGATGGCAGTGTGATTTCGCGGGCGCCACGTATTGTCGGCTTGCATCCGAATCCGCGTGATCCCGCGCAGACGACGTTCGCAGTGCAACTGACGGTGACCAGTCCGGATGGGCGGGTGGGTACGGCGCTGCGGCCGCTGATGCTGGACAGCGGGCATCTGTCGCTGCATCCGGATGAGGCGCAAAAGCATGCGGTGCTGAGTGTACCGACGCGGGAGTTTGTGCATCACACGCTGGCGCTGGCCACCGCGATCCTGGCGGCGCAGCATCCGCACATTCAGGCGCAGCTCGACGCGGTGCCGGAGGCGCAGCGGCGGCGCAACCGCGCGCTGCTCGATTTGAGCCTGGCGCTGGGAAGCAAGAGTCCGCGGCGGTCGGTGGATTTCAAGCCGCTCGGCAATGGCGATATTGCCATCGCGGATGCGGACGGCTTGCATCGGCGGGTTAGCCTGCCGCCGGCGCAGCGCGCGAGCCTGGAGGAGCAGTACCGGCAAGCGCTGGAGCAGGGGGATCGCGATCGCGTCGAGCGTGTCGGCAGGTCGTTGGCGGCGGTGAAGCGCGGTGGGGTGACGCAGCAG